GTTTGTATGTCACGGGCGTAATACGAAGTTTTGCAATGCTATCTTGAACACTTCTTGGCAAAGGAAGTTTTGGTCCAAACCGAACATCGTAAATTTGAGAGACTGTTAGAGTCATTTTATTCTTATTGTTTGAATCTGTTAAAAACGAATCCGTTTTGAGTCTACATACAAACTCTTCTAATAAGATTACAAATGGGATCAGACATAGAGACCACAAAACTCCAATATTCTTGGATTCTGTGGTATCATGATCCCGAAAACAAATCATATGAGCTAGATAGCTATGTAAAGATTGCTGATATAAGTACACCTCAACAGTTCTGGACGATTATAGATTCGATATCAAAAGAAGCATGGGAATCAGGTATGTTCTTCTTTATGCGACGAGGGTTCAAACCTTTATGGGATGTCCCTGAGAATGAAGCAGGAGGCGCATGGTCAAAAAAGATAGAAGCTTCATCCGTCTATACAACATGGGTTGATCTCATGGTTAACTGTATAACAAATGACTTCTTGGTAAACAGAAAAGAAACATTGGTGGGCATTACTATTTCACCCAAAGGTCCTGCCTCAATTGTAAAAATATGGAATACTACCACGACTGTATCTGAAAACAACTATATTAATCCTGGAATGGCAGGATTTAAGATAGGGGATGATGTTACGTACACAGCCCATAAAGCAAGACCAAAATAAGTATAATGGACGTTCGAACATATTTAACAAATAAACTAGAAGAATGCGTACGATACATATATGCTCGAATAGCTGAAAATGATGAGACGTTAGGACAGATACTGTTTACAACTCATGTTTTTTCAATTTTATTGGTATTTGTTTTTATTTTAATTTCGCATACAATTTATCCAGTTATTTGGTTTCAGGTATTAGTATTTATAATTGTGTTTACTGTTTGGATTCAACATATATTTTTACACACATGTATATGTTCACTACTTGAACTAAAGTTATTAGGTAAAGATGCGTATTTAGCCATAGACTGTGTCTTGGAATTGTTTAAGATTCCAGTTTCAAATAAAGCAAGAATGGGAATTACACTTATGCTTAGTACTGCTGGAGTTTGCTTCTTAGGACTCGAATTAGTTGCTCGAACTGTTATGTATCTTAGAGAAATATATGGATTTTCCGGATGGGCTTAAGCAGAACAATTCATCAAACAAAGCTTAATATCCCCCAAATTAGCAACTACATATCGTATCATTAAAAACCAGTCATTCTTCATGTGAATTTCCAGATTGTTTGATAGATTCGTACATTTTGTAAACAAAACCAGTAAAGGTAGTGAAAAATTACCAGTAACAATTTCATCAGTTGTTTTCTTTTGAATGACAAACTCATTTTCGGAATCTCCCATAATCGTTGTACGTGACGCAAAATGACCTTTACAAGAAAATGTTAAAGAAGAACCTACATTCTTAATTTCAACTGTTTTTGCTCCCAACAAAGTCATATCTCTACAGATCTTTTGAAAATCTAAAGACGGCATCGTAATGTTTGTTGAAAATTCAGTTTCAGGAAGTTGAATATCGGGTTCATCACGATCGAGCAAATTGAGCTTGTAGCGGGTAACTTGTTTCTTCTCACCATCCTCAAGCAAAACTCCTAATGAATTTGAATCAGCAGAATCAACATAAAACGTGATTGTATCATCATTCGTAGCTGTTCGAACAATTCTATACAAATGATCTGTATTCACTCCAATTACAAACTTTGGATTTGTGTGATTATATTCATACTTCTCAAACTTCTCTGCATACAAACGAAAGTGAACTAATGCAGTTCGTGTGTTGTCCATAGCAACCATTCGAATCCCATCCTTATCAAAAATCAAACTCATTTCCACAAGAATACACTTGATTGCTTCCTTTAGTGTCCGAATAGCGCCAGTTTGCACAGTTTTTGCTTCAACAATGTACTCTGGCATTTACTACTCTAAAGTTTATCTGTGTAAAACCTTACTCTTTTATGTAAAATGTTTCCTCAATTACTTATAATATCATGTCTTATTTAAGAGGTATTGATGCCATATATTGGATTAATTTAAATAAATCAGAGGATCGGCGAATATCAATGGAACTTTGTTTTACAGATACAATATTTGAAAATATACCAAAATTTAGAATAGAAGGTATTGATGGAGAAACGGAAGATGTTATGTCTTACTTTGTTGAGAATAGACCAAATCCAAAAGAGACAAAAATAGAATATGCAGTTTTAGCATCTCATTTGAAAGCAATTCAAACATTTTCAGAATCAAATTTTAATGTCGCTATTATTTTTGAAGATGATTTATCTTTAGATTTTATACCTTTTTGTAAAAAAACAGTTGAAGAAATTATACAAAATGCTCCAAGTGACTGGGAAATCATACAGTTATCTTATATTGTTAATAAAAATATACCACTTGATGAATACGCAACACCCCAATGGTCAGCATTATCTTATATCATTAATAAGAATGCATCTATAAAACTAATGAAATTATATAACAATAATCGATGGGAAATAAGTAAGTATCCGTATAAACGACCATCTGATCATTTCATATTTTCTTTTTTAAAAACATATTGTTATAAGTATCCGATATTTATATATAGAGACAATAATGATTCTTTAATACATCCATCTCATCTAGCAGTTCACATAAGATCAAAACAATTATTATTAGAATTAGTAAAAAATAATCATGCTTAATTTTATCGACCATACACTTGTTTCTTAATTTCTTTAGTTCCAATTCCCTGTACTAAACTTGATTTAATTTCTTTACCAGCTATATCACTAACACCATCAACTTGTCTACATAAGCATGGATTAATTCCATACCAATTGTCGGTTGCTTGAATAAGCTTCCAGCTTACGTCTGCGTGGCTTCTTACATTATTAAAATCAAATCCAAACGTCTTTTGTGATGTCCGAAGCGCGTTTTCTCTATTCTGTAAAAGTTTATTATAATAATTTGAATTAACTAAATAAGCGCCGGTATTATTTGCGTCAAAAATTCTAGGAAACGCATACTTCCAATACCATCCCACAAGCATAATAACATCCCAATGTGGTAATTTAACTAACTGTTCTAGTTGTTTGTAACCTGCTTCAAAGTCTAAAACTTCTAGGTCATCTTCCAAAATTAATACATTTTTCCATCCTTGTTGTTTGGCCTTTTTTAAAACTTCAGTATGGCTTGCAAGACAACCTATTTGACCTTTTTTTGTTTTAATAGCTGAGAATCTTTCAACTTTTTCTAATGGTATTTGTGCCTTCTCAAAAAAAGTTGTCATTATATCGCGTCGATCTTGTCGAGAATCTAAGTTTATGTAAATGATTTTATCAACAAACTCCCACATTTTATACTACTGACAAAAATTATTACAAAATATAATGCCAAAATGTATGGAATGTTAAAAGTTTAGCTTACATAATATAAAATACATGACTATGTATGCTTGCTTATGGAAAAAAATATTGAACCATCTTGTAAATACTATTTAATCCAGATTTTAAGTTATACGTTAGTTCGTTGTAATATACCCACGCTGAGGGTTACATTATTCTCAAATACGTATTTATTATTATTATTATCTAAGTACGACTCGGTCAATACTCCATTCGCAAAAATTGCAGAGTGATTTTCGCATTCTAAATGGTAATATTCTACACTCACACACTCTAAATCTTGATAGATTGTTGTATTATTTACAAGCTTTTTAGCTAATACAGTTTTATTGTCTATAAGTAGACTGTGATTGCGAGAAACATACAAATCCTTAAATGGACAGTTTTCGCCTAATGCGTCCTTTGTAATACAAATGGGTCTAGACACGGAATCTGGGTTACCTACAGTAAACTTACCTGTCCATATGACAGATTCTAGTTTTTCAATATCATTTTCTTCTAGAGATGTATTATCATGAATTTTTCCTTTGGTTATAAGTTTATCACCCACTTTAATATCTTCAATTGGCAGGTAGCCTTTATTGGTTAGAATCAGAGTTCCTTTTGCGTAACAAACTATAACACCTGTACTTTGAGAATTAAGTAGCATGTCACTACCACTAAATAAGCGGCCGGTTAGATTAAGAGTTGAAGCAGATACAATCGAATTATTGGAAAAAAATACTCCATATAAAGGTGGAATGGTGCCTTCAAAATTAATATTACCATTTACTGTTCGAATGAATATGTTAGAATCAATTGCTTGATTCGTTAAATCTACATTAGTAATATTTCTAAATGTAATACTGTCTGCTGTGATAAAAAATTGGTCATTGGGATCATTGTAGCCATCAAACGCAATGGCTATATTCTCTAAAAGTATGTTGCCTTGACCAGTAAGGTTATAATGAATCTTGGGAAAAAATGTCATAGCACCAAAAAAGAAACCTGGAAGAGCACTTTGGTATGTTACTTGACTAAAAGCATTAGCGTCTATGCTATCGCGCAAAGCAGTAAACTCTGTTAATAAGAGAGGATCTCGAGTTGGAGTTGGATTAAAATTACCTGTGATTGTCGATACGGCTGAAATCGTTCCAATCTTATACGCAGGATCGACTGTAACACTATTTGGAGCAGTTGGTCCACTTAATGGACCATTGTGCGATAATATCATATACCTTTCTATCGCTGGGTATGCAGTAATGTCTACCATTTTATTAAAGTAAATACATTTAAACCTACAATTGATTTTATGTTTATAACCTCAATTGTGGCCTTTCGGCTCTTTGTGTTTTTAGATTATATAGTTTAGTTGGAGTACGCAAGACCGCCCATGCCAGACATTACACGAAGCACGTTGTAGTTGAGAGCGTAGACGCGCACCTGGGCGGTGTTCGATGCCTCAACCGTGCTGACGGAAACCGTAAGCTGTAGAGTCGCCTTGTCGATACGCGAAAAGTTGCATGTACCTGATGGCTGGTGCTCCTCGGGGCGGATCGCAAACGAGTAGCAGTTAATACCAACGGATGGCGTGCGGCAGTGGTGCTGGTAAGGCTGGACTCGGTCAAAGTAAGAACCCTCGCGCTCCGTAAAGCGATCCTGTCCATTGAGCTGAAGCTTCGCAACCTCAACTGGGTTCTTGCCGTCGCAACGAACATCCGCATCAACAAGAAGCTTCGCAAGAATGTAATTCGACTCACCACCACCGGTAGCCGTCGATATAGATAGATCGGCGGATACGTTTTGGTTATTAGTTAAATTGCTGAGGAGAGGAACGGACATGTCCCAATCATCAGAGTAGTTAAATGGCTGCTGACCAAAGTATGAAAGGTTTGCCGGTCCACTCG